ACGTTAAACTAGCAACTGAAGATAACGATGATGGTGCAGTTACAAGAGATGAATATGTTGGAATGTTTTATCCAAGTTTATTCACTAGTGATAACGCAGGAAATAACGTAGTTGTTCCAGCATCACATGGTATACTTAGAACTATTGCATTAAGTGACCAAGTATCGTTTCCATGGTTTGCACCAGCAGGTACAAGACGTGGTGGCATTACAAACGCAAGTGCATCAGGATTTATTGACAGCGAAGGCGAATTTAAATCAATTGCACTTAACGAAGGTCAAAGAGATACATTGTACTCAAATGCTATAAACCCTGTAACATTCTTAAGTGGTGCAGGACTTGTAAACTTTGGTCAAAAAACTAGAGCCAAAAATGCTAGTGCTTTAGACAGAATCAACGTTGCAAGACTAGTTGTGTACTTACGTTCACAGTTAAACAAACTTGCTAAACCTTACATTTTTGAACCTAATGATAAAATCACTAGAGATGAAATTAAGGCGCAAGTAGACTCCTTACTATTAGAACTTGTAGGTCAAAGAGCATTATATGACTTCTTAGTAGTGTGTGACGAATCAAACAACACACCAACTAGAATTGATAGAAATGAGTTGTATGTAGATGTTGCTATTGAGCCAGTGAAGGCTGTAGAGTTTATTTACATTCCACTAAGACTTAAAAATACAGGTGAAATAGCGGGGCTATAAGGTAGATAAATACATTAAACAGGAGATATTATAATGGCAATTTCAACACTATCTAAAATTACAGTACCTTTAGATTCTAGTGCAAGTGCATCGAATCAAGGACTGTTGATGCCAAAACTCCAGTATCGCTTTAGAGTGTCGCTGGAAAACTTTGGTGTTTCAACTCCAACAACAGAGTTGACAAAACAAGTTGTAGACGTTACTAGACCTAACGTTTCTTTCGAACAAATCACAGTTGATGTATACAACTCAAGAGTATACCTAGCAGGTAAACATACTTGGGAACCTATTACATTAAACTTAAGAGAAGACGTATCCAACAACGTACAAAAATTAGTTGGTGAGCAACTTCAGAAACAATTTGACTTCTTCGAACAGTCAAGTGCGGCTTCAGGAAGTGACTACAAATTCGTTACTAGAATCGAGATACTTGATGGTGGTAACGGCGTAAATGTAGCAAGTGTTTTAGAAACATTTGAATTATATGGTTGTTACTTAGAAAGTGCTAACTACAATACATTAGCATATTCAACTAACGATCCAGTTACAGTTGCTTTATCAATCAGATACGATAATGCTATACAGACTCCACAAGGTACAGGAGTAGGTACAGCAGTAGGTAGAACTGTTAATACTGCAATCACAGGCGGTGGTTCTACGTAAGAACTAAATTAATAATATTTCCTGTAATATTGAAAGGGGCTACGGCCCCTTTCGTCATTTTATACGCACTTAATTTAATTGGATAAATATTAGTATGGCAAATAAACTCAATGGATTCTTAGATAATTTAGTTAGTGGAGCATTAAGTCCAAAAGGTAATCTTGGTGACTTTGCACACGCGGCAAGACTGTATGTAGATGACGCACATAGATTATCGCCTAAACATAAATTTTTATATCACGTAAGTTTTAATTTAAATCCAGAAGCAGTAAAAATTATTCCACAATTAAAAACACAAGAAATTAATATGTTAGTTAAAAGTGTTGACTTGCCTAAATATCAAATCAGTACAACACTTAAACATCAATACAACAAGAAAAGAAACTTACAAACAAGATTAGATTATGATCCTATCAACATTGTATTCCATGATGACAACTATGGACAAACAACTGCTATGTGGGAAGCATATTATAGATATTATTACAAAGACGGAAACTATGCGGCATTAGATGGAAGTAGACAACCTAATACTAGTAACCCTGCCTATGCAAGGTCAACAACGTATGGTAACGAAATGGTCAACAATTATAGATTTGGTTTAGACAATGATCAGTTAGAAAACTTTTTTGAAAGTATACAAATTTATCAAATGTCAAGACATAGATATACTTGTTTCACTTTAGCAAATCCTATAATAAGTTCTTGGCAACATGATACAATGGACAACAGCGATAGTGGTGCAGTTTCAAACACAATGACAGTACAGTATGAAACTGTATGGTATGCAAGAGGTCCTGTAACTGAAGGTACTGCTCCTAAAATGTTTGGTCCCGCAAGTGGTCATTATGATAGTATGCCTTCGCCTAATTCATTAGCAGGTGGTGGTGCAGTAAACTTATTTGGTCAAGGTGGTATTGCCGCAGGAGCATCAGATGTATTCAGTGATATAACAAGTGGTAATGCATTTACAAGTCCACAAAACTTTTTAGGTACAGTATTAAAAGCATCTAGTGTTGTTACAAATGCTAAAAACTTATCAAGCGATGGTATTAGACAAGAAGGCTTTGGTATATTAAAAGATCAAATTGGTGCCGCTACTGGTATTGACGTAAGTGGTGTTGCCAATACTGCTTTTCCTAAGATAGGTGGCAGTGGTGGACTAGGAAAGACTGCATTAGCAGTTGGTGGTGTTACAGCGGCTATTGGTGTTGCTAAAGCAATCAAGAATGGTTCATTAAGTAGTGCAACAAGTTTTTTAAGTCAAAATCCTAATGCATTAGATGATTTAACTAAAGCAACTACATTTAAAAAAGCACACATCAACAACGGTGGTATACCAACTCCAGACGCAATAAATACTGCATGGAACAATTTAAGTTCTAATGTTAAAAGTGCATTGAATAGTGATACATCAAGTAATTTAAAATCACATAATCAAAACTTTGACATAAGCACATAAGGTAGATGACATGGGTGAAAACATTACAACAAAACAAAATACAGTTGCTTCAAATGTAAGTGGCAATCTACCTCAGAGTCAGCAAGTAAATGATTCTTCAACTTTAGTTAAAAAATTCTTTAATTCATATTACACAAAACCTTTAGAATTTAATAGTAACGAAGTAGATGCAACTATTGGATTTTTTGAAAAAAGAGGTTTTGATAAAACTAGTGCTCAAACAATTTCAACTATAATAATGCAACAAGCAAAAATAGATGGAGTAAAAACTTTTGAATTACTAGACACATTGGGTGGATTTGATGATGTGCAATTAAGTTCTGTCATTACAGAAGTTTTAAATTATAACAGAACAAAAATAAGTGCATTAGGTTATAAAGTAGATCAAGCAACAAACAAATTAGATGCACGTAACATAATGGTATAGTGCTATGCCTAAGTTCGCACAAGGCAGATACAATTTAAAATTTCCAGAAAAATATTTAGGTAGAAAAACTCCTTTGTATAGATCAAGTTGGGAGTTTGCTTTCATGAAGTTTTGTGATGAGAATCCAAGTGTGGCTCGTTGGGCAAGTGAAAGTGTTAAGATACCTTATAGAGATCCTTTGACAGGCAGTATGACAATATATGTTCCTGATTTCCTTATACAATATACAGATAGAAAAGGCAAACAAAGAGTAGAATTAATTGAAGTTAAACCTGAAAACCAAATGAAGCGAGAATCTGTAGGTAGGGATAAATTTAGACAAGCACAATACGTAAGAAATATCGCTAAATGGGAAGCCGCTAGGGCATGGTGTAAACAGAAGAAAATAGTGTTTAGAGTCATAACCGAAAATGACATTTTTCACCAGGGCAAGAGAAAAGGCTGATAAATAATAGTAGTATATAATGGATCCAAAATATGACTAAAAAATTAGAGGAACTTTTAAACTTACCTGACTCTAAAGAGATTATAGAAGCAGATAAAAAGAAAGCAGAAACTGAAGAAAAGACTCAGGCTGTAACACAACAGCAAGAAACATTACGCGATATAGCAGAGATGGATAAAATTGCGGCCGCACTACCACAAGTAAAAGGCTTGGGAGAAATGGCTGATAATGAACTGAATGAAGTTGCTGAAAAATCTATGAGTGCTTATGAAGATCTAATGGATTTAGGCATGAATGTTGAATCACGTTATAGTGGCAGGGTATTTGAAGTAGCAGGACAAATGCTAAAAACTAACCTAGATGCCAAAGTTGCTAAATTGGATAAAAAGTTAAAAATGGTAGAATTGCAACTTAAAAAAGAAAAACAAGACAAAGATTCTGGCAATGATGAGGGTAATATAGTTAACGGAGAAGGCTATATCGTAACTGACCGTAACAGTTTGCTGGAGAAACTAAAGAATATGGATAAATAATGTATAGATGGGAAGTAATATGAAAAAGTTTACAGAATATTTAACAGAGTCAAAAAAGATATACGAATTTAAAGTAGGCATCGCTGGCGAATTACCAGAAAACTGTGCAGACAGCATGGAAAGTTGTTTACAAAAGTTTGGACTAGAAAGCATGAGCAGTCCAAAGAAAACACCAATCCAAGAACGCCCATTAGACTTCCCTCAGTTACAAAATTGCGAATGCCACTATTATGATATAGCAGTACAATATCCTACAACTCCACAAGTTATGGGTGAATACTTATCTACTTGTTGCAACATTGATCCAGCATACATTATTGTACGTTCAAAGAATGCACCACAAGAAGAATATCAAGATAAAGAGTACAACAAAGTTTACGAACCTAAGTTAGGTTCAGATATTGACAACGGTTTATCAGCACAAGAAGATGTTGGTACAAACAGAACAATGAATTTATTAGCAGAATTAGAAAAGGCAAGAAAAGAAAGAGACAATGATCCAGGCCAAGGCGTAAAGGGAAACACAGAACAAAAACAAATGGCTCTAAATGAACCAGAAGAGTCAAAAAGTCCAGTGGGGAGCAAATAATGAACGCAAAAGATATCTATAAGAAAATAGACGACTTAAACGAAGCAGTATCAATGAATATCTCCATGTCGGGTGACAATGCAGAGGATGTTGGAAACCTTTTTAATATGATGAGAGGTGATAAACCTGAAATGAAGCCTGTTGATATTAAGATGCTTTCCCCAAGAGACGATATCGCAAAAAGTTTATCTATTATGGGACCAAAGAAACCAGAGATGGACAAACCAATGCCGATGAAGTTGCCTATGGATCCTAAGCCTTGCGGTGAAGACGAAGTAGAAGAAAAGTCTTGGGATAATTCACCAGACGAAGATTACAAAGATACAAAATATATGACAAAAGATTTAAGTGGTGGTTTAAACAGACCTAAGAAAACTTATCCTAAAGTTGCAGGCGGAGACAATCCAATGCAGGCTACTGAAGATAAAATTAAAGAAGGTTTAAAAAATAGACTACAAGAACTTATGTCAGAACTAGAGGAGAAGTAAGATGGTAGCAGTAACAAGAGTAACAGGATTAGGTGTAACTGCTGGTACA